TGCTGCCTGCTTTAAAATTGCTACGGGTATTTGTTGTACCATTAATCGCCTTCCACGGTCCGCGTTTCGCTGGTCAACGACCTCTTGTCATCTTCCACGATCAGACCTCTATCATGGGTTATACCTTGTGAATCATATTTTTCCAACAATTCAATAAGCTCATCCTTCGACATCTGATCCATCGACTCTTCTGTTTTATTTTTCAGATCATAGAATCCTGCCACACGACCCCGGGCCACTTCTGCGTTGATGGCTGCTGAGTAGTGTTTGTCACCGCGGGCCTCGTCCCGCATTTCTTTGAGCGCGGTTAAATGAGAAGCCATGGAGACACCGGATGTCTCATACAAATCTTGTTTCATCTCATTAATCGCTTCGACAATATACGGATTAATTTTAGGGTTTAATAATTCATAAGCCGTTTGCCGGGCACGATTTTGCGAGTATCCTGCCTTGCGGGCCGCCTCGCTTGCGGAAATTTTACCTGTTAAGGTTCCCTGGACGTAGTTCGTAACGAACAACATCTGCTTGGGTGTTAACTTTTGTTTGAGTCTTCGATCTTCCGGATTTATTTTTTTAACCATTGTAGTATTCATATTTGCGTTGGCTCCTTGGTATGTAGTTGTCCATATCATCATCATCAGCTAATTCGACCAAGTTTCCTTGGCGATATCTTAACAAAGCTAACGTCATTGCGTCAACCATGTCGTCATGTTCTCCATAAGGGAACGAAGCACACTCTTCCATCATTTCAATTGCAAAGTCATCATCGGATCGCCAAACGTGGCCCGCTTCAAATATAGGGGCGACTGTATTGACACGGACATGTTTGTCCTGACCGCGGTTCGGGGAGTATGCTGTCGCGTGAATGCCCGCGCGCCGCAGCTCGTGGATCAAGGGCATCCCTGTCGCTTTCGCTTCAATAATAACTAGCTCAGGGTCCCAGTACCTAAGATTTTCCATGGCTTCTTTTTTAAGCTCCGGAAAATCCCATCGACCTTTTTCGACATCTAATAAAATAATATGAGGCTCTCTTCCTTCATCTGGATAAAATATTCCCCAGGTTGCAATAACAGAATAGTCCGCCGTTTCTTTTTTTGAAAATGCAGTATCGTATGTTTGAATTTTAAAGTAACACTCAGGTATATTAGGTTTATCCCACACTCTCCACCACTCACGTTTAATAATACTGGTTCCATCGTAAGTAGGATTTTGCTGCCACTGCGCGTTCCACTTACTAGGAACAAGGGATGCTTTTACTTTGTCTAGTTCTTCGAGCTTCCAATACTGTGGCCAAATAGGTTTTCTTTTTTCTTCGTCATCATCCTCTAAGATTGCAGGAAATTCTACGACATCCCACTTGTCAGCTTTTATGTCAGCCATTTTTTTAACTAATTGTGCGGTAAGATCTTTTTGAGACCAGCGAGTCATGACAATGGCAATAGATCCTCCAGGTTGTAAACGCTGTCGAGGACCTGATGTGTACCATTCGTAGGCATTATCCATTGCAGTTTCTGATAATGCATCTTGTTCTGAATGAGGATCGTCAATAATTAATAAATCAGCACCACGACCAGTAATAGCTCCACCAACACCAGCAGCAAAGTATTCACCGCCGTGATTTGTTTCCCATCTACCAGCCGCCTGGTTATCAGTTCTTAAAGTTACACCAGGGAATATGCGTTTATATTCTTTTGAATTCATTAAATTACGAATTTTTCTTCCGAATCTGACTGCGAGCTCGCCTGTATGAGTAGCTTGAATGATTTTTAATCTAGGATTGATGCCCATCATCCATGCTGGGAACAAATAACTCGCAAATTCTGACTTTGTGTGCCTAGGTGGCATGTTAATGATTAGGCGACAAGCTTTTTCAGTAGAAAATTTTTGAAATTTCTCTGATGTCCGTAAATGATGTGGTCCTTCGACAAACTCAGGCCAAACCGCTTTAACAAAACGCATAAAATTAGTGCGTGCGCCTTCTTGTTCGATCTTTTGACGAAGCAAAACCATTGCTTTTAGTTGTTCTTTATCAAGATTTTTATATTTTTCTATGTCCATATATAAATTTTACTCCATGACTGTGAAAATGCTGCTAGACCTAGGCCGCGCGCTGCAGACGCCGGGCCAAAAATCCGTGGGTGGGGGTAAAAATTTGTTCGCATTGTGTTCGTTTTCTCTAAGTACCTAGGCCCTCGGACCGCGATTGTTGCATAATCTATATTATCGGTCCTTTCAACTCTATATTTTTCAACGTTTTTCGCATTTCATTTCCCCGTTTCGGGAATGCCACTATATATAGTGGGTCGATTGTCGAGTTGATCGCGGATCGCGTCCCAGTTTTTTCGGTCATCGGCGCGCGCACAGGGCTCGACGGGTCCATAATCAATAAAGCTTATCTTATCCGACCTATACAGAAGAATTTCTCTCGTAGAGAGAACCCTCTGCAAGATAAATAACTTATCGAATATCTTTGAGTATTTATGATGAAAAGCTTTCTGATGTGGTCTCAGACTTTGTAACAATTTATCTCGCTCGCAAACCTTACATTCTATAAAAAGAACTTCTTTGTTTTTATTGAACAAGATCAAATCTGGAAAACCATTTATTGTAGTAGTTTCAATACGAATAGGCGAATAATCAGATAACTTTTCTTTAACCATTTTATACAAATTCTTTTCTGGTCCAGCCATAATTACACCGTTACATTATTTCATATAATGAAACAAATCAACTATACCAAAGCGTTACTAGAAGTTTTTCCAAAATTAATATTAAAAATAAAATTTCTCTCAAAAACAGTCTAATGCCCAAGGGTATGGTACGTAATAGTGGAACACTTGGTACACTTCTCAAAATACAAGTGTGGACAGGTTTTACTATATTTTTCAACTATTCTAGACGAATGGAACAGTGCCACACTTCTTTTTTATAAAAAAACTTTTTTGTTTCAAATTTTTTCAAAAACTTCTAGTACCGTTCCACTGTTCCACGCGCCGCGGTCCACAAACCGCTATTTGTTCCACAATATGAAACAGCCGTTTTTCCCGTTTTAAGAGCCATACAGCGTACTTTAATTTATCATGATTTATCATACATGAACAACTCTATAACCTATCTCGTTGGTCATTAAAATAGATTTAATTTTTTGACCCAATTTAAAACCGTACCATAATATATCATAAAAACCCGTTTTAAGGGCTCTACAGAGCATTTTAATATCAAACATGAAAATTATCTCTCAAAAAAAGTCTTGACAGGTCCACGGGCCACGAAACGCGGATCACACTTTTCGGTCCTTGTAAAGACCGGGAAAACAGTTTCTCCCGGTCCCTGGTCGTCGTTTTATTAACAAAGAATCGAATACGAATATTCGTAATACTATGTGAAAAAATCTCGAAAAAATGCAAATAAAAGCAAAATAAAATACATTTTTTTATCCACAGGTTAAAAAAAGTTCTAAAAACCGCGAAAAATAAGGCTAAAAAAATTAATTTTTTTTCACTTTTTTTGTTCATTTTTGTTGACACCATGTACCCATATGGTACTTTAAATTATCTTATTTTATAAGATAGACCGAACGGGGGACCGGCGAACAAATAGACCTCAAGTCTAAAGGGCGAACTGGTAAGAAAACAGAGACACTTATTAAGAGGGTATCGCAGAGGATGCCACACCACCGGGAACAGTTACAAACTCCAAAGCTATACTGAGGAGCCCTCAATGGGCGAAACACAACACGGCGGGATATTCTCCCGCCAGTGTCTATGGCAATAGGAGGCCATTTATTATGACTAAATTTGACACTCAAACTCAATACAACGCAGCAATCATGGAACTTAACAAACACTTCGATGATGAGTTAGACGGCAACGTTTACATTACTTCTGCTTCTATCCTTGAAGCAAAGAATGCTAAGTTACTTGCTAACTGGCTTGGCGGTCAAGATACAATGCCAAGAGATCATGTCTTCAAGATCATCGAGAAGCACATTCCAATCTTTGCTAAAGAAGTCGGTGAGATTTACGAAAACTTAACCGGCACTGAAATTAACTTCAACGAGAAGTTAATGAGCAGCGTCATTCCTTACGACGTAAATTAAATACCAGGGGCCGCAAGGCCCCAGTGTCTGTAGCATGGGAGGCTACTTATTATGAGAAAGAAAAAATTAAAATTACAAATATCACTACCAAGAAATGAGAAAAACATAGAGTTAGTTCAAGACATTGAAAAAGCAGCTAAGTTTTTCTTAGATAAGCTAATCAGTAAAAGATTACAAAATACTCTTAGCATCAAGATACACGTTAGAAAAACAACTCTAGGCGCTAATGTAAACGGCGTACACTTTTCTGATGCTAACGGTTGCGATCGACAAAGAGAACATAAGATTGTCTTAAGAGACAATGACTGGAATATGTTCGAGACTTTGGCTCACGAACTTGTTCATGTTCAACAATCTGCAAGTAAGAGATTACAATACAGATATTGGAAATCTGATCATCAACTTCATGTTCGATGGGAAGGTAAAGAGTTAGGTAAGAAAGACTTAATTCCTTATCGTCAAAGACCTTGGGAAGTCGAAGCATTTGATCTTGCTGCAAAACTTCATTCAGAGTTTCACAAGAAGTGGAAGAAAGAGGCTATCGATCAAATGTTCCAAAACGAACTTAGAAAACAACAGAGCGCTTAATGCGCTCTGTGAGTGTCTATGGCATAGGAGGCCATTTATTATGAATAACGATCACATAACAGTAACATACAAAAGCGAAACAGATAACAATGACAACTATTACTTTCAAGTTTACAGACTTGAGGATGATGGTTTCAAAATCAAAAACTTCTTAGACGGTGTTAAATTTAAAACTCCGGAAGAAGCAAACAATTGGATATACAAAAATTATCCAGATGAAGACGATTATCTTTTCATGGGTGTTATGCAAGTTCCAAACAAACTTCCGGAACATTGGCATCATCCTTTTACTGCTTCTCTAAGCACTGAAGCTTTTTATCAGCACAATAGAGATAACGGTATCAACGCTGCGATCAACTGGACCAAAGCTAAAAAGAGAGATCAATATATAAAAGAGCAGGGCGCATAAGCGCCTTGTTCTTGAGTGTCTGTAGCAATAGGAGGCTACCAAAAATGAAAAATATTACATTTACTTTTAAAGAAGAACTTGTTTTAAAAGTTCTTTTAGAAAGAGCATGGAATCCTAACATGATTTCATTTGATGATCTTAAGGGAGCACACTCTCTTAAAGGAATTAGCGTAGACAGTCTTAAAGGTGTCTTCGGTTCTTTATGTAAGAAGGGAATCATCATGTTTGATGATGAGGTGGAAGGTAACGAAATATTTACTTTTCAATTTCCTGTCGCTACCGATCAAAAACCAAAAGAAGTTTTTGACGGTTATGTCGATACCATCGACAAAGTTAAACAATGGTTTGCTGAAGGGAAAGACAGTCTTCGCTTCAGCCCAGAAAAATGGGTTTAATTTTTCGGAGGGCCTTTTTGGCCCTCCAGTGTCTATGGCATAGGAGGCCATTAAAATGAAAACACCAAAAACAATTGTTCACGTTAATCAGCACATGATTAAGTATAACCAAAAAAATAAAACTGAGTTTCCAGTTTTAACTGTGAAGCATAGAGGTAAGACTTACTATGCTCACGAAATAACTTATCACGGTCATTCAAAGACTGTTTATTCACCAAACAAACCATTAAGTTGTGGTGCTGTTTGTTGGGTTGAAACGGATAATGATGCCACTCTTTACGACTGGACTGCAATTCACCAGGATAAAGACAAACATCCTTCTATTAAACAAGAGCGCAAAACAGTGCGCCACGTTGGTAGTAAAAAATGGATGGATATGGATATTCATACTAGATAATTATAGGGAGGGAAATTTAATTTTCCCTCCCAGTGTCTGTAGCAATAGGAGGCTACTTATTATGAATAACATTAAAAATGTAATACGAAAAATAGCACAAAGTGATGGTGGTGAAACTTTATCTAAAAGATATTCATTAAGACTTTTTGCAGTCGAGGATATCTTAAAAGATTATTTTCCAAACATCATTAAAAGAGAGACTCACAGCGATCACAAAAAAATTGTCTACAAAGAAATCGCAAAAGCATTTGAAGTAAAATTATCAGATGTAAAAAAAGCTGCAAAATATGCAGCGCAAGAAAAGTTAGACGATTTAGTTAAAGCTATATAAATACTTCCCGCGAGGCGCGGTCCTCCCACCGCGTCTCACTAAGTGTCTGTAGCAATAGGAGGCTACCAAAAATGTATGAACTATTAAGACTATCAATAACCGACAACTGCGATGACGGTACAATTATTATCGCTAATACAATCTTAAACAAAGATATGTTCTTTGCTGAGTTTTCTACTATGGACGATGCTCTTCGCTTTTTAGATTTTGGTTTCACTAAAATCGGTGATGGTGTAGACTTCAGTTATTATATTAGAAAGTAAGGAGGCAGAATGAAACATTTGAAGCAGTATCAAAAAGATAGGCTAGCTAATGAAATCTACGATTTTATTTTAAAAGATGTAGATGGTAATTATCACATGGCCATCTGGTTTCAGCATAACATTGCTTATTTAAAACCAGAGAAACTTATCGAGATGCATAAAGATATGCTCTCTAAAAAAGAGGATCGTAAACAAGAAAAAATACGAGCAATTAATCAAGGCACTTAACGTGCCTTGGTTGTGTCTATGGCAAAAGGAGGCCATACGTTATGAATACAATAAATATAGTAGAAGAATATGGTAAAGACATCCAGAAGAGAGAAGCAACTCCAAAAGAAGCTGCTCTTGTTTATGTTATGGAAGAAATAAGAAGAGCTGGATCACATCTTTCTGATCAAGTGACAAACAAACATCAGAAAAAATTCGTGATTGCTCTTGCTAAATTTCATAACCAGATCGCTAAAGATTTTAAAGGTGATTGGGAACCAATGGATATCGACTTGATTGGTAAATACATTGATCAACAAATGAATGAACAATCATGACCATAACAAATCAAGACGAACTTGAGATCGTACTGCGAGCAGTATCAAGACACGTTGATAGTTTAAGAAATGATTTGGACGCGGGTTTTACACCTATTACTACAAACATTCTTAAAGACGATCTAAAAATCTCAGAGCAACTTTTAAAAAAACTGAGAAAAGAAATACAGTCCAGGGCTTCATAGCCCTGGGTTAGTGTCTGTAGCAATAGGAGGCTACTTATTATGGAAAGAATAATTACAGTAAAAATAAAAAACGTATATGGAAATGACTTAATTTATCCTATATGTGAAAAAGCCAAAAAATTTTCAGCACTTGTTGGAAAGAAAACTTTTAGTCGAACTGAGGTCTCTTGGATCAAAGACTTAGGTTTTGAAGTAAAAGTGGAGGCACAACAATTATGAAATATAAACTTATACAAACAAATATCGATGAGTTTAGTATTTTCGATAACTATGGTTACTCTGGAAGTGACGATCTTTACGGTTCTTTAATCAGAAAATTTTATAGTAAAGAGAACGCCCTGGAGTGGTTGGTTAACAATCAAAAAGGTGAAGACTGCGAGTGTTATGGTAAAGGATATACAAAAGTAAAATATCAAAATACTTTTTTTGTCTCGCACTGTTCGACCTGTGGTTTTCATGAAAATGATGAGCAGGCTTATCAAGAGGCCTGTCGATATGACTGGGACATTTATATGCAAGAGCAAAATAGATGTGCAAAAGGATTTACGATTGTTCCTTATGCTCTTCAACGTGGTGTCAAAAAAATAAATATAACAAAATAAAGTGAGGGGGCCCGACTACCATTCGGGCCCCTGTTGTCAATGAAAGGAGGGAATGTTCACTTGTTGAACACCTAATATTATAGTGTATTTAAAAATATTTTCTCTAAAAAAATGATAGTGTCTATAGCATATTATATGTTATAAATAATATAAATTATAAGAAAGGAAAGAATAATGGAAAAGTATAATTACGATCACTTAATTAAAAAACTAGTAAATGAGCATGGATGGTTAAGAGTTCCCTGGTGGATACCTGGAACTAATACTCATCGATTAGAAGGAGTTGTACTATGAGCACGGAACAAATGTGGATAGACAAACATGCAAAAAGAAAAAGAGAAATAGTTTCTCAACTAGAAAAATATATGAAAGTGAGAAACAAATCTAAGATAGCACTCGTTAATGAAAAAATTAATTATCAAATTAAAAAACTTCAAAACGAACTTCATAATATTAATATGTTGTTGGATGTTATCTAATGGGAGGAACTTTTGCGGTAAGAGTAAGCACCGATCCCGCTAAAAAAACAGGTGTTGCTAAAATGAAAAGAGCAGCAAAAAAGAAACGGAGAAAAAAGAAGAAATGAGTAGAGACAAAACTAAATGGGTGTCTCAAATGATATCAACTAAGACTAGAAAAATGTTAGAAGAGATATGTCAAAGCACCCGGAGATCAGTTCCAACGGAACTAGAGATCATCGTCGAAAAAGAATATCAAAAAACAAAGAAGTAGGGTTTCGACCCTACTTCGTTCCACCACAAGTACAGACTTTACTATCCATCTTTAACAATCTTTGTTGTAGATATTTTATGTATTGTTCCTGTAATTGTTTTTCTGACATTTTGTTTATCTCTAATTCTGTCAATTTCTTGACGGTAGTTTCCTTAAATTGTTTTTGCATTTTTCGCTCCTTTTGTTTCAATTGTTATGCATGTGAACATGCGAGAACTCTCAGTATATCAAAATTCATAATTAAATTTCTACAAATTTATTTTCAAAAACATAAAATAAATCTATTGACTTTTCAATTTTTTGCTCAGTGGACACCGAGCCGGAGAGAAAGTAAAGCTATCTCCGTCTATAATCATCAATATTACTCCTAATTTTTTCTGCGGGCCACTGGGCGCTCTTCGAATTTCTTTTCTCGAAGGCATCTTATACTTCTTTCTAAAAGAAACAGTCTTTACATCAATCAGATATAAATCCCCCTCTTCATCCATTGCAATAATATCTACTAAACCATTAGGAGATACATTTTTATAAACTAATAAACCATGTTTTAAGAGAATTTCTGTGGCCTTTAACTCAGAGACAACACCTTTAACATGTTTCTCGTTGAGTAACTCGTTGTTAATCGAGTTCTTTTTTAATGTCATCCGAGAACAATCGCAGCGGAATAGGTACTCGGTATATAATAGAACTTTTGTATAGCACGACTGTTCGACCACCCTCTTTATCTTTTCGGATCATCGAAGCCATTAACTTTAACTCATCCTTATTTTCTTGAAGAACCCATCCAACCTCATCGCATATAGCGGTTTTTAATTTTTTCATATCACCATAAGTATGCCATCCGGCCTGCTCTTCAACAGTATCTCTCCAAACAACATACTCAAGCTGATAATCCATGCTATAAGTATAGAAAATTTTTTACTTTTTTAAAGTATTCTGCCCTGGAACTAATTTTTCAAAAAATTTAAGCTTTTCAATGTTTTTCCCAGTGTACCAAGTTTGTTCTTGACTACCGTTAACCCCTAATTTTGCTGAATTTAACTTTGGTAAAGTTATTTTTACTGCTTCGGAAACTGAAGTTAAATTATAATCATCACCAAACATAACTCCATCATTTTTTAATTTGGGCCACCAATTTTTTATATCATCTATGACTGGTTCATACTCGTGCGCTCCATCTATCATTATGAAATCAATTGTCGCTTCTTCAAATTTTTCTAAAACTTTTGGATCATCCGACCTTCCTTGACAGGGAATAACCATTCTTTTTTGAATAAAAAATTCTAAGTTTTCTCTAAAAATGGAGGAAAAATCTTTTGGTAAATTTAAGTTTGCGTGTTCTGAAGAACCTTCAAAAGTGTCTATAGAATAAATTCTTACATTTTCTTTACCCGCATTAAATAAAGATGTAGCAAGGTAGTGTGTAGACCTACCTAAAAAAGAACCTATTTCTACAATTTTTCCATTATCTTGAATTTGATCAACAATGATGTCATAAGTTTCTGAATAATTGAACCACCCCGGTATTTTAAAATAACTATGTTTCATTTTTTTTCCTCTCTTGCATTTCTATAGCAGCTTGCAATATAACTTCTTGCATATTTGTAAAATAATTTCTACCCATCATTTTTTCAGCTAACTTTCTAGCTCTTCTTCTTTTGTCTTCCTCATATTTATGTCTTTCAGAAGCTCTTTTATCTGTTTGTTCGTAAACAGGTTTTTTTTGTAACTCATACTTCCTATTTTTCATTTTTTATATTTTTACCCTCTAAATATTCTTCCACTATTTTTACAGATTTTTGTAAATCTACACAAGTATCGTATTTACAGTAATTTAAAATGTCTCTCAATGCATGTTTAAGCTCATCTTCTCTAACAAATTTGTATTGATCATTTAAATCAGCCATTTCTTAAACTCCTCCCCCATAATTTGAGTTGCTATGTTTATTTTCTGTCGAAGACTTTTTAAGATGTTTTCATCTACGGTTCCTTCGCAAACCAAGTCAACGTATGTTACCTTACTTTCAGTTCCAATACGATGATTTCTTGCTTCTGCCTGTTCTCTTATTTCTAAGTCATAATCATTAGAATAAAAAACCATGGTTTTAGCTATCGTCAAAGTTAAGCCATAACCTCCTGTCCTGGGGTGGCCTACTAAGAATCTCATATGATGATTAGGACTCATAAATCTTTCTAAAATTTTTGGTCTTTCCGTACTCGGCGTTTCACCATAAAAACCTTCCGCGGACCCCGATCCAAACTTCTTATCCAAAGTCTCAATTACCTTTTTAATATTATGTCGATACGAGCACCAAATAATTACTTTTCCATCGACCTCTTCAATTGTCTCTAATAATTCTTTGAGTCTATTTTCCGAAAAATCAATTATCTCTCCATTATCCGTCGTCATGTATCCGCACGCAATTTGATGAAGTCTTTTTAACTGAGCAATCAACGTTGCTGTTGTGAGTTCACCTTCTTCTAATTGAACCAATGCCAGGCTCTTCATTTGAACATAAGCTTTTAATTGCTTCTCGTTCATGGGAACTCTTCTTTTCATATAAATTTTATCCGGTAAATCCAAAGCTTCATCTTTGGTGACTCGATAAGAGAATTGCCGCAGCTTCTCCGTAAGTTCATCTAATCTTTTGTAGCCGGTAACTTTGTTAAAACTACGGCCACCAAATGATAGCTTAACTTGATCGCAATATCTAGCTTTAAAAGAGTAGATAGAACTGAAACCTAATAAGTCTTCATTTAAAAAAGCACACTGAGCATACAAGTCTTCCGGTGATTTTGTAATTGGTGAACCTGTTAAGATCACTCGATACTTTGCAGACTCTCCAATTTTAATACAACGTTTTGTTCTTTTTGTTGACATGTTTTTAATAATCGTAGACTCATCAATACACATTAAAGTCTTCCCGGAGTAAGTAAAACTATCAGCAACTTTGGAACCGTAAGCTGTAATAATGCTGTCAACATTCATTACTAAAATTTTTAATTTACTATTAGCTACAAAAAGTTTTTCTTTAATTTCATTTTGTTCTTTTTTTGTTTTTGCACCTTCCCAAACATGAACATCAAATTCAATATGTTCAGCTAAATGTTTTTTTATTTCATCTCGCCAATTGTATTTTATTCCGTTGGGACAAATAACAAGTAGTTGATCAATCTTTCCGTTGTCATATAAAATAGATATACCATCAATTAAGACTTTAGTTTTACCGCAACCCATCTCCATAAATAAAGCATACTCGGGACTACGATTTTCAAACTGGGCCATCATTCCCCCCAGGCCAATTAACTGGTGTTGCATAGGCTTGGTTTTAAACTTGTATTTTTCAACTAACATGATTATAAAATTATTCTAAGGAAGAAATTATTATGAATGATACAAAAAGTAAAGTTTATATCGTCCAGAATGTTATGAGAAAACATCAAGATGGAACAATAAGAGCGTTAGACTACTCTCAGGCAGAGAGATTTGGTGAGATTATCTTTTTATTTGATGGCCAAAAACAGGTGGTAATGTCTCCACAGCCCACAATAAGAAAATTAAAAACAATGCTAAAAGATATAAAAGACACGGATTATATATTACTAGTTGGAGACCCTGCACTTATCGGCTTGACCACAAGTGTAGTTTCGTATATTCTCAACGGTAGATATAATATGTTGAAATATGATAGATTAGAAAAAGATTACTTTCCTATCAGAGTAGACATAAACGAATAAGAAAGGCAAAAAACAAATGACCGAGAAACACGATAAAATAAATGGCGTTATAACGTATCATAAAAGAACGAAAAGCGGCATGGCAGTTTTTTATCCTAAGCATGATGTAACTATCAAGAAGGATGAAAAAATAATTCTTCACACTGTTCCAAGCAGACAAGACATTTTAAAACAATATGAGAAATGTCCCATTGTTAGTTATACAGTATGTGATGCAACAGTAAGAACTGAAGACGCAGTAGCTGACGCACTAGCTGCTAGAATTTCAGACAAAGAATTTTCAAGTTCAGATAAAAAAATAATTAAAATGACAATCGATGCATTGCAAAAGATTGATGACATGAACTTAGAAAAGAAAGATGTAAAAAAAGTAAAACAAAATGTTTTAGACTCTTTTACAAAAATAATGGCAATTGGTATCGCACAAAAAATTTATGATAAACAATTGACAGAATTAAAAAATAAAAAAGCAGAAGAATTGAGGAGGCAATATGAGTCTAGATCTTAGAAGAGATAAAAAAGATTTTGAGGTCAATGAAGTCGATCCAATTTCTAAAGCTTGCCAAGATTATCTAAAATTCGAAACTGAAATAAATGATCTTGAACTTTTATTAAAAGCAAAAAAAGAAAGCTTACGTCAACAAAATGAATTAATTGTTCAGCTTATGGAAGAGCGTGGAGTTCGTTCAATAAGAATGACTGATGGTCAGTCAGTTGACATTAAACCGTTTTATACTGGAAGCATAACTAAAGAGAAGCAAGAGGAAGCGTTCCAATGGCTTCGTGATAATGGTTATGATGACATTATAAAAAATCAAGTTGTAGTAAAATTTGGTAGAGCCGAAGACGAAAAGGCAAATAATGTTTTTACTGAACTTGCTAAACAAGGCTTAGATACTGATAGAAATGTTAAGGTTGAGCCTATGACTCTTAAGGGTTTCATTCGTGAAATGATTGAGAGCGGTAAAGAACTTCCTATGGAAACATTTGGCGTTTTCGTAGGACATAAAATAAACATTAAGAAAGGAAAATAATATGTCAGAGAAAAAAGAACAAGCGGTAGCTAAAAAACAAACAGGAAACGCGTTAGCGATGGGTGACTTGCTAAAGAAGACAGGACCCTCTTTATCAGAAAGAGGCACTGAAGATTTTGCAATACCTTATTTAAATATCATCGGAGACACTTCTCCTCAAATAGATAAGGAAGACTCAGATTATATCCCAGGAGCAGAAGCCGGAATGATCTTCAATAACGTAACCGACAAAGCTTACAAAGATATTGTTGTTTTACCTGTATACTACAGAAGACGTTATGTGGAGTGGGCTGAAAGAGGTGAAGGACCTGGTGCTCCCGTAAACATCTACACACCTGCACAATTTGAACAAATGAAAAGAGAGGGTAAAGTTGTGCGAGGTGAAGACAACAAAGAGAGAATAGTAGGTGGTGATACTTATATTGAAAACACCGCTGAACATTATGTGATTGTTTTGGAGCCCGATGGTATGTGGTCAAAAGCAATTATAAAAATGAAATCTACTCAGTTGAAGAAATCAAGAACCTGGAACTCTATTATGTCTAATCAAAGAAGAGTCGATGGTGATGAGGTCTACCAACCAAAAGATTTTGCACGTTCTTATCTTTTAAAAACTATAAGAGAAAAGAATGACAAAGGTAAATGGTTCGGTTGGGTTATTTCTGAAAGTAAATGGATTGATGAGTTAAACAATCCTAACGTTCAGAAAATCTATGAAGACGCTATGTTATTTGAAAAACAAATACATAGTGGTGAAGTAGACTCAACACCACAACAAGAAGACGAGAAAGTTTCGGTTCAGGGAAATTCTGCAAAAGCAGATTCTGATTTACCGTTTTAAACATAAGGGTGGGCTAGCCGATAATCTCGGCTAGCTTTTAAATTCGGAGGCAAAATGAATTTAGAATTAGTACAAAAATTTAAAGATATTTTTACTGGTTTAGAGAGGGCTCACGGAGTATTTGAGAAATCAAATGAGCCACAGAACGGTAAAAAAGTAGAGGCTCGAATGAAGACGGTCCACGAGCCGCCAACCATAGAAAAATTTGAACTACACTTAAAAGGAGAATATCCGGCTATGGGTATTGTTCCGATTAACGATGAAAACAAATGTTTATTCGGTGCGATTGATATCGACGTTTATCCATTAGATCACAAAGCTTTACAAAAAAAGATACATGACAAAAAATTTCCTTTGATCATGTGTCTCTCAAAAAGTGGTGGTGCTCACTTGTATATGTTCATGAGCAAACAAGTCACTGCAAAAGAGATACAGTTAAAGCTTAGTGAGATGGCAACAGCTCTCGGTTATCCGGCCGCTGAAGTTTTTCCAAAACAAATTGAATTGTTTGTTAAAGAGGGAGAAGAAAAAAGAGATACAGGAAGTTGGATCAATCTACCTTATCACGGCCGTAATCGATATGCCTTAAATGATGACGGTTCCGCTGCTTCTTTAGAACAATTTTTTGAATTACATGAAAAATATGTTGTTACTGATTTAAAGAAAATTAAAACTGATTTTAAAAATGAAGTAGTAAAAGATGGTCCACCTTGTCTTCAAATTTTAACGGAAGACGGAATTGGTGAGGGTGGCCGAAACAATGCGCTATTTAATATCGGGGTCTATTATCGTAAATTTGATCCCGATAATTATAAAAATCTTATTGAGGACTATAATCGTCAGTATATACAGCCTCCTTTAAAATCTGACGAGGTTTTAGTCATCATTAAGCAGGTGTCCCAGAGTGACTCCAATGGGGCACCACGATATTCTTACAGATGCACGCAGCCTCCTATCGAAAGTCTCTGTAATAAGAGACTCTGTAAGAAGAGAAAGTACGGGGTGGGTGGTGAGAATGATCGGGAACACCCGGTTTATTCTGACTTAAAGGTCTACAAATCTGATCCGCCTCGTTACTTTCTTAATGTTGATGACCGTAGAATTGAACTACCATCAACTGAAGACTTAATGACTCATAAAAAAGTTATTCAAGCTTGCATTGAACAATTGAATAAAGGTATTCCAAACATGGCCTTAAATGATTGGAACCAAACTTACACAGAACTTTTGGAAAATATTTCTATTGATTATCCTCCGGAAGAGGTAACAAAAAAAGGTGAGTTCAGAGAACTTCTTGAAGAATTTATTTTACATCAGGGAGAAGCTGTCAGTATTGAGGACATCTTTTTAGGTAAGTCATTTACAGAAGAGGGTTTTACTTATTTTGCTTTGAAAGATTTAATGGATCATTTGAAAAGAAACGATTTTAAAGAGTCCAGGTCTTGGGTCACTGTAAGATTAAGAGAAGAATATAAAGCAGAAGACTTAACGAAAAGAATTAAAAAAGTAAAAGTTAGACTTTGGAAAATAAAAGAAATTTTATCTGATGATATTGAATTAGATGTTCCGGACATGAAGAGACCAGACATTGAAGAGGAGAATATTCCGTTTTGAGTAAACCAATAGTCGTTATCGGGCCTCCGGGAACAGGTAAAACTACTTTTATCTTGAACAAGATTGAAGAGTATATTCAACAAGAAGTGAAGATCGATGAGATTGCTTTCTTTTCTTTTTCTAATAAAGCAGTAGACGAGGCTAAGCAACGGGCCGCGGACCGTTTTAAGATACCCATGAACCAACTAGAAAATTTCTCGACGCTGCACTCGTTTGCTTTACGTCAAATGGGTCTAACGCGAGAATATATATTAAGTAAAAATGATTGGAGAAACATATCAAATGTACTTAGGATTAATATTAATGTCAGTAATGACGATGACAGTTTTTTTAACTCATATGACGAAAAGTATATTCATCTTATAGAGAAAGCAAAAAGAAGAGATATCTCTTTAGACGATGCTTGGGCCATGTTTGCTCAAGACATTGTTAAACATAAATTAGAATATATTGCTAAGGGTCTTCAAGAATATAAAGAGTATGGTTACGAGAATTTTACAGATGGTGTCACTGGTTTCATGACAAAAGACGTAGGTCCGAAAAAAGATTTTACGGATTTAATTCATGACTATGTGGTTAGCAGTCGAGTCAAAGAATTTAAAGTTGTCTTTTTTGATGAGGCTCAAGACATGTCTACCATTCAATGGAAAATGGCTGAGAAAATTTGGAAGTCCTCTGAAACCTCTTATATTGCTATGGACCCTAACCAGGCTATTTATACTTGGGCTGATGCAGATGTAGCGAAAGCGTTAGAAGTAAAAGAAAATGCTGAAGAAGTTATTGTTTTAGACCAGTCAAAAAGAGTCCCAAGAAAAGTTTGGGAAGTAGTGAACCGTGTCGAAGAGCAAATCACGAACTCCGAGGATATTGAGTGGCGACCCGCGGAGCGCGATGGTCAAGTCGAGTTTATTAGAAACATTTATCATTTAGATATGAACAACGGGTCATGGTTGATTATGGGAAGAACCAGGTCTATTAGAGAAGACTTAGAAGAAATGTTAGTAAAGAAAAATGTATTCTTTCGTGTTAAGATGAGAGATAATAAATATCGATATTCGATTAAATCACAAGAGAGAAATGCGATACTAACTTGGAAGGACTTAACAATTTATAAAAACTCTGTCTCATTAAAAATGGTAGAGAATATGTACAAAGTTTTAGGAAAAGACTTTGTGACTAGAGGATATAAAAAAATAGTATCGGAGCAGAAAAAAGCTCTACCGGATAAAAAAGTTTCTTTTGACGAATTAGTTCAAGATTACGGTCTTGTTGCAAATAAAGATCAGTCGTGGGTGGAAGTCATGACTACTTTAAACACAGAAACAAGAGCTTACTTAGAAAACTTAGAGTCAAGAGGAGAGGATATAGGAAGAGAACCGAGAGTAACTTTGTCTACAATACATCAGCAAAAAGGCGGGGAAGCTGATAATGTTATTGTTTCATTAGACATAGGTAAAATGGCCTATGAGGATTATAAGAAAAACCCTATTAGTGAGCATCGACTTTTTTATGTCGCCTTTTCAAGAGCAAAAGAAAATCTTTATATAGTAACACCAACAAGCAGGGAGGCATATAGGGTATGAGCAAACAAATAGGAATGTTTAAACCAAAATCAGAGTGGCTGCCGCCACAAGAATTTAAAGACATTAAAGACGCAAAAAGAATTGCTATCGACTTAGAAACAAAAGATCCGAACATTACATCGAAAGGACCAGGGTGGGCTACAAATGACGGAAATATTATTGGCGTTGCTGTTGCTGTGGATGGTTGGGAAGGGTATTATCCCATTCGCCATGAAAATAGTTTTAATTTTGATCCTATTGTCACTTTGGATTGGTTAAAAGAAATGCTGTCCACTGATTGTGATAAGATAGCACATAATGCAACCTATGACTTTGGATGGCTACAAGCTGAAGGAGTTAGTTGGAATGGTCGTATTATTGATACGATGATTGCTGCTCCTTTAGTGGACGAAAATAAATACAGTTATTCTTTAAATGCATTATCAAAAGAATATTTAGCTGACAGTAAATCAGAGTGGGGACTTTACGAAGCTGCTGCTCAGTTTGGTGTCGATGCTAAATCAGAGATGTATAAAATGCCGGCTACTTTTGTAGGAGAGTATGCCGAGCAAGATGCTGCCTTATGTTTACGTTTATGGGACCGACTCCAGGAAGAAGTGACGAAGAGTGATTTACAAACAGTTCTTGATTTAGAGTTAGACCTGTTACCTATTCTTATTGAGATGAGAACAAAAGGTGTGCGAGTAGATTTAGAAGCTGTCGATAGGGCTGAAAAAAACTTAATCAAAAGAGAGAATAAATTATTAAAATATATTCATGATGAAACAGGAATGAAATGTGATATTTGGGCAGCTCGATCCATTGAAGAAGTTTTTAGAGGATGCAAGATAGATTATCCTCAAACAGAAAAAGGTAATCCTAGTTTTACAAAAAGCTTTTTGGAAAATCATCCACATAAAATTCCTAAAGCGATTGTTGAAGCTAGAAGTTATAACAAAGCCAGGGGAACATTTACTAATATGATTAATAAGTTTCATCATAACGGAAGAATACATGCGAATATTAATCAGTTACGTAGTGATAGCGGTGGAACAGTCACTGGAAGATTTAGTTATAACAATCCAAACTTACAACAAATTCCTGCGAGAGACTCAGCCGATGCTGAACTAAAGATTGGAACGTTGATTAGAAGTTTATTTTTACCTGAAGAGGGACAAAAATGGGGTTCATTCGATTATTCTCAGCAAGAGCCGCGTTTGGTGGTTCATTATGCAAATAAAGTAGGACTTGACGGATCAAAAAAGCTTTTAGAGGCTTATAGAGAGGATAAAAACACAGACTTCCATACGATCATGGCCGAGATTGCAAGTATACCTCGTAAGAGCGCTAAAACCATAAATTTAGGACTTTTCTATGGAATGGGTGTCGGAAAACTGTCAGATCAACTAGGAATTGGCTCAGACGAAGCAAAAGCTTTAATTGGCCAATATAACGAGAGAGTTCCGTTTGTAAGACAACTCGCTGACAAAGTTTCTGATCACGCGCAACGAAAAGGAAGGGTTCGAACTATTTTAGGAAGACAATGTCGTTTTGATTTATGGGAACCAAAAAGCTTTGGCGTACATAAAGCTTATCCTTATGAAAAAGCCGTGGAAGAATACGGAAGCAATATAGGTTTAAAACGAGCAGGGACCTATAAAGCTTTAAACAGATTGATCCAAGGATCGGCTGCGGATCAAATTAAAAAAGCAATGGTAGAATTGCGTAAAGAAGGTATCATACCAATGATACAGATACACGATGAACTAGCCATTAGTGTTGATGGCTTTAAAGAGCAACAAGGCAAAATTATAGAAGTTATGGAAAACTGTTTAGAAATGGAAATACCTTCTAAGGTGGATGTCGAGGTAGCTAAAAACTGGGGAGAAGCACAATGAGAGTAACTTATCAAGATGGAAGGCTATATTTAAGCTTAACACGTTCTGAAGTAAAACAGGTTCATGACGAGGTGGGAAGACCAATAGAGTTAGATATTGGTAATTTATCAATACTACATGAAGATGTGTCTAAATGCGTTACTCAGTATCTTAGATATATTCAGATGAAAAAAGAACTATCAGAATGGAAAGAAGAAGGTAACGACAGTTAATAAATCACTATAGTTATTTGCAAGAGACACTAGATCTAAAAACTTTTGCTAATATACATAAAGTTACCTTCCTGTACATTTTGGCCGTTACCATTCTGAGTAATAAAATATCATAACTGTTGTGCAAAATAAACATTTCTTTTTCTTTTATTGTTGATTAAAACCTTATCTCGAAAGGAAAAAATATTATGTATAATTTAACAAATAAAGCAAAAGAACACTTCTTAAACTTTTTTAAGAGTGATGATAAAAAAGAAGAAGAGTTAATAGACTTCTTAAAAGCAGAATATAAACACGATTGGAAAGCAGCTTACGCTTGGTATTTAGAAGAAGGTACTTTACCTAATTACGTAAGAAGAACTTTATAATAAATCCTCTAACAAGCCCGATGAAACGCACGTGAAATTTAACACGATAGTTTCATCCCGGCTGTAGAGATCTTTTGATATGACATCGTAGTATTGAGAACACTCTTCATAAGTAGTGAACACCACTTCTGAACTTAGCCTGACGCACTTTTGATCTAGTCCTAGACCGACACAAGCCCATCCTACTAAGAAAAATTTTAGCACTAATAGCTATAGATGATTTGAGGAAGATCTGTGTACTTTTCTCTTTTATCCAAATGTACAAAAGTTTTTGCCAAACCGACAGTCCAACCAAGTTCTAAAGCAACTTTAAAAAGCTTCACTAATAAAACTCCATCAGGTCTTTTCATATCAATAGCGCAAGTATCAGTACCATACTTGTCGTTGTCCACTAAATGTAATGAATTGCTAGAGGCAGGATAACCACGTGACTGCAGCCACTCATTATGTTCTTCTGTTCTGCAACCCGAAGTGACCACGATCGGATGACCGAAAGCCTCTCTTAATTCATCAAGATCGTCTCCAAAACCATCTTGTAGTTGAACTATTCCTGTTGTTGGGCAAGCTAGTTCAGATTCCTGGAAATATTTCATGTTCGTCCCTTTCGTCTTTTTTACTGAATAAGTTTATAATAAATGCCTTTAGTTTTCTAATCATTATTTCAACATATATCCTAAACCACTGTGTTTATTAACAGATCCGCCTTTATTGAAAGCAAAAGAAAGTCCGCCCGATATTCCTCCTTGACCGATTGAAGCGCTTAGATCAACAGGAACACCGTTTATCATTACAGTGTTTCCATAGTTCATTTGAGGATTACCTGTAAATACATTGTCTAAACTAAAGTCACCATACTGTGTATTTAAAGTTGGATTACGAGCAAAGTCATAAGCCGCTTTTAAACTGTTTAGTCCTAAACCTGTGTTTTCAACTCTTGCGTTAGCTAAAGCTTTTTGAAAATTAATCTGATCATTTATGTTATTAGGCACGGCTTTAAAGGGTAGATTGTCTAATCTTGAATCGTATAAAAAAGGATAATCATTTCTAAAAGTAGCGTCTCCCTGTTGTGAGGGTGGAAGAAGAGCAGGTAATTGTTGCACTTCTATTTTTCGATTATCAAAAGTAGGTGGGACAAAAGTAGGTCCTTCTGTCACTGTTATATCACTACTTCCTCCAGAGGTGACAGTTGGTTTTGTGAAAAAATAGTCATATAAATCTTTCAAACCTCCACCTATTCTTTGAGCTGTACTAACAAAAGGAATGCCATAGGCATCAACTAATTGTCCTAATCCATATCCAATATCGCCAGCTACTTCACTTAATGTGGGTCCATAAATATTAGCTAGTCTTTGTCTTTCTTCAGTTAAACTTCTTGGAGCATCAGCAGTTGCCTGAGTTAAGCCTGATACGACTCCAGTTACTTCTCCTGTCACAGGATCTACAACGTTAACAGGTTTAGTAAATCTATCCTTAAATAATCTTTCAAGTGTGTCTTGTTTGATTCTTTTACGAAGTCTCTCTTCAGGCACATCCCTACCTTTAAAAAACTTTTGTCTTTGTAAATTATCTATCGTGGCTTTTTTAGCTTGTGAGGAAATAGAAGACGATCCTCCAGATTGACCTCTGTTTTGACTAGCGTAAGACTTTTTTCCTTGAGATATAATACGATCTAGTCTTTTTTCATTTTGAGCTTTTTTAAAATCACCAAAACTTCTTGTGTCGCCTTTTTTTACTTTTCTTCCTCTAGCCATTACGCTACCACCTGTGGTTTTTTAAACTTTTTTGATTCATAAACATCGACGATACCTCCATCAGCAGCTTGGAAAAGAGGTAACCCAACAGCTTCCAATCCAGCCACTGTTTGTGGGTTTATCGGTCCTACGCCTTGATTATTGGGCGCTAAAGGAAAATCTATTGGAGCTAATACGTTAGCTAAGTTCCCCGAGCCGCGAGTCGCGTCCGGTGCAACCATAGTCGGACTAGAGGGAACAGTAACCGAGGCTCCTGTTTTAGCAGGAATATCTAAATCATCCTGATCCACTCCCTCTTGAAACTCTATAGGTTGATCAATAGGTCTCTCATCATCTTTGTCTGGCATCTGCTCAATAGCAATTTTTTTAACCTCTCTAACAAAGTTCATGTAATCTAAAACATTTTGTCTTTTCTCTCCTACATTTTCGGCGGCTACTTCAGTTAGATGATCTAAAGTAATATCTAATAGTTTTAAAGCAGAGTTGTAACTTCTATAATAAGGTATTCTAGAGTCTATTGCTTCAAATAAAAATTTTGTATTTTGTGGATTAGCAAGAATTTTAGTTATTCCTCTCATTGTTAAAACTGTCCCCAGGCCAAACTTTGCTCCTTGATTAGCTACGTCTCCATAACCAAACATGTGCAAACCTAACAAGGTGCTTAAACCGCCAAACATAGAAGCTCTTCTTAAGAAAGTAGCAGGATCAGGAACATAAACATTTCCATGTTTTTCCATTAAATACACTAAATCAATAAAATTTTCAGGATTAACCTTTTTACCTTGAGGTGACTTAGAGAACAGCTCTAACGCTCTTAAAAAACCCTCTTCTTTAGGGCCTTTGGATCCTCCTTTTATGTATGTCTCAAAACTAGGAAGACCCAAGTTTTCTCTAAATTTTTTAGGATCAAAGTTTAAGAAATTAAAAGTTTTATCTGCTTCGGCACCACTTTTCGCTCCTTTTACTTTGGCAGTGTTTTCATAGGCATCATCAAGATATTTTCTTATGAAAAGACCAAACAGTTCATCATCTTTTCCCATCAATTTATATAAATCATCGACAGATTCTTTTGATCCAAAACTTAATACGTCCTTAACTATTTCACTATAATACTTTGTACCTTCTTCAGTGAGCTTGGTATCAAACATATTTTTCTTTGCTTTTGAAACTTTGTCGGCCATTGGTCTTTCATATAAAGGCTTACCTTCAAAAAAAGTTCCTTTGCTGTTATAGCCAAAATTAAAAGTCTTTTTAGCAATTGCATATTGTCTTTTGATTGCGTCAGCAATATCTTTTGGAATATTTGATAAATTAATATTTTCAATAGACTCTTCTGCTGCTTTTTTTAAAGCTATAATATCTCCGACAGAGGCTCCTCCCTCACTAGAATAACTTTTGTTTTGAGCGTTTTTTAAAGTTTTAGTGATAAATTTTCTTACCTCTTGAACAGGAATAAAGTTTCTATAAGCATACTCGTCATAAAAAACTTTTGCTGCTTTATATGCTTCAGTATAGTTAGGATTGGTGGATTTTATATTCATTCCCCCAGCGTTTGTTATGATTTCTTTTGCTTTATCTAATAGATATGGGACCTGGCCAGATCCTTCTTTTAGTTTTTTGTTTGTTACCGGAACAATGTTTTTATCAAATTTAACAACCGTCCCTTTACCCATGGCTAAATCTTCGAAAGCCTTCCATTGCTTGGCATTATAATATTTCCATTTTTTATAAATTTTTTCAGAAGTCTCTACTAATTTTTTTCCCAACTCACTTGAATTAGTAGACGTTCCTGTAGGAGCGTAAGAGTAAAAAAAGTTATCTAATTGTTGTAAAATTTTATTAGCTCTCCCTTTTATAGTTCCTTTTAAAGGACCAGGCACAAGAGGAAAAACACCACCTGTTTGTAAGAAAAATCTACCTAAACCTGAGTCAGCAAAATCAGCAATGGTCATGTCTAGTTTTAAATTTTTTGCTCTTGTATAAATATCTTTGGCAAATTTATCTACCTTTACCAATCCTCTTTTTACAAGATAAGGAATTGTTCCAAAACCTAACGCTAATGCTTCATAAGTAGCTTCCGTTTGTAAGTCCTGTGGAAGTTTTTCCCATACCTCTTCTACTGTTTGTTCTTCACCGGTAATTTTTCCTTGTATAAAATCGTAAGCTACTTTTGCTTGTGTGCCTCCTAGTATTGCTCCTAGAGAAGTGTTTACAACCTGCATTATAGGAGTGATTCTTCCTCCATAAGCTTTTAAAGCTTTATCTCCTATTTTTTTAACAACATCAGCTCCAATAATAACCCCTGGAATAGAGGCGATGTCTCTGTCTAATCCAAAAATTTCTAATCCTTTTGCTATAACAGCGTCTTCTTCAGGCAGCGCCGTCTTTTGTCTTTTAAAATCAACACCAAATGTATCAGTAAAAAATTGATCTACTTTGTCGTAAGAATCTGGAGGCACGATCTCATAATCCTCCTCAATATCAGAATCACCTAAATAAATATATCCGTCTTTTATTCTTAAAGCGTTTCCAAAAAAACCATCAAAATCTAACTCTGTTTTTTGAGGAATTAAATCTGCAAAATTATCATCTGGAACATCTACCGGAGTCTCTTGAAAAGATGGTGAACCAGGAATTAAATCAGCAAAATTGTCTGTTATGACTAGTTTTTCTTGTTCTAGTGGAGCAATGGTTTTTTCAGCCATTTTAACCTCCTATTCTATTCCTTTAAGTTGTTTTAATCTTTCAATTACCGCGGTTGGATCAGCACCTTCTATCACGGCGTTAATAGCGTTTTTAATATCAGGATCATTAACTGTTAAATCTTTTAATTCAGGAGGCATCATTGACTGAATTAAATTAAACTGCTTTACATTAAAATCGTCATTTTTATTTTTTCTAGGTGCGTTAAAAATTTTAGGTACTTCGTAATCGATTTCTTCGACTCCAGGAAGCAACGCTCTTTGATCATTTGCTTTTTGAGACATTTCATTCCAAGCTTGTTCTAAAGAGTCCATCGCTCTTTGAGCATTACCTATTCCTGTTATATTTAAATCGTTTTTAACAAGGTTTATTTCTCTAACAGGGTTAGATCTACCAGTCTGTTCTCTTCGAACAGAGGCCATAGAAGTGGCAATAGCTGTTTCTAATCCCATAATTTCATCAATAACTGGTTTAAAGAAAAAACTTTCAAAAGGAAGATCAACATCATAACCAAAAGCATTAAATATGTCATCAACAGCTCCTAAGAGACCTTTTCCTGCTCTCGTTCCAGAACCAAAAATTCCAAAGTAAAGAGGATTGTCATAAGCTAGTTGATACATTTTTTCAATATTTTCCATAGCTGTTTCAGCTTGCTTTAATTTACCTTTTGCTATTTCAGTATACTGTCCTCCTACTTGATATTCCGGAGTCGCGGTTTCTAAGTTTTGTAAAAAATCATCGCTTACGCCAATTACCTCTTGTTTGGATTGTTCTCCTCCCTCATCTGTTCCTTTGCTTCTGTAAACGATACCTCCATCTTTCTTATCTTGAATGTTTGTAATAGGAACATTGATGTTAGGACTGAATGTTATTCCTGATAATTTTTCAAACTTAAATAATTTTTTAACAGATTCCTCTTGGTTTAAATACGCGTTTTGAAGTTCATTGTATTTTGCGAGGCCTTCTGGAGTAGCTAAATCAAGAATCTCTGTTTTTATTGTGGTAGTACCGTCTTTAGTGACAGGATAAGACACTGTATATTCATTTTTCTTTTGTGTTTTAAATGCTTGATTTACTGGAACATAGTTGTTGTTTAACAGTTCTGTTATCTTTGTCTGTCCCTCAGTGCTTCCTAAGTCTTGAATCTCTGTAGCAACAATTTCATTATTGTCATTCAATTTAACATATACTTCAGGATTCTTCATTCCCTTAGCGTCAGCTTTAATTTGCTCCAAAACTTTAGAGGTAAAGAAATCATACTGTTTATTAATAGCGTTAATCTGCATGTCAGTGGTTGCTTTAGTTAAAGCTGCATTTTTGGTATTAGCAGCGTTAAACGCTAACATTTTTATCTTATCATTAAGAGCTTCCTGCGTGGCATCCTCTTGTACTTTAGCTCCTATTAATGTTGTTGCTGTGTCTCCTGCCACGTTTAAAGGATCTTTTCCTCCTGCTAAAGCTAAACCTTCTTTTATTAACGTAGCCGCTGTAATCAGAGGCATTTTAGATTTTTTAGGACCACCTAAAAAACTTTGAATATTAGCATACTCCGCTTGAGGAGTTGTTTTAGCTCCGACATTATAAAACAAATTAGGGACTTGATCTTGTACGGCTTGCGCTCCAAAAATAGATCCAGCTTGAAAAGCGTCTCCAACAGTGTCTTGACCATACAAACCAAAGTTAGCCATTTGTTCTTCTGAAAAAGGACCCACCATTCCTGAGTAAACACCCTGTTCTCCAGGTCCATTTGCCAAGTGAACAATTCCACCCTGATTCACTCTCATAGGCCCCTGAGGTCCCATAGTCATTTGAGGTTGCACAGCTTGAGCCATCATTTGATCTGCTCCTGGAGCTTGAGCAATACCTTGTTTTTCTCGTAATTCAAAAACTGGTTGTACTAAAGCTAACACAGACAGTGGAGTGTCTTTAGCATCTTTCTCTCCAACCACACCTGCTAACTCTTGAACTCTTCCTTCCATTGAAACTTCATCTCCACGAACATCGTTCATGAGTTGTACATATTGCTCTGGAGATACTTTTGCAATACCTTCTTTTGAAGGATCACTCGGAGGTGTTTCTTCATCTAATCCTGAGGCAATGCCCACAGCATCAGACTCAACTTTACCTCCCTCAGCCATTAATCTTGGATCAATTGTTGGTTCATTAGGCATCGTTGCTGACTTAAGTCTTTCAAGAAAATTTAATTCTTGTTCAGGAATCTCAAAAGGTTTTGGTTCAATAGCACCTTTTTCTTTCATTTCATTTGCAATTTTAAAATTGGTAAACTCATTTAATAAACCGGTTAATAAACTAAAGTTCTCTGGAGTATTACCTATTAAAAGAGTGTCCAAAAGACTTTGACCTCTATCTCCATAAGTGCTTAATAAAAAATTTTGAAACTCAGGATTAATAACAGCTTTACCATAATCATCTAGCTGAGGTTTTTGTTTCATTTCAATAACCATTTCTCCAGTTGAAGGTGTCCCTGTTTGACGTCTCACGATTCGCGGTTGAAACATCGGTCTTCTCATTACTGCATTCATCATCCGAATAATCCTCCTCCGCCGAAGCCGGATAGAGCTCCGAGGCCCGCGATTCCATAACCTGCGATCTGTTGTAAAGGAGAAACACCTGCTCCTCCCGCAGAAGCCACTTGAGGTATAGATGGTGCATAACCAAATGCTGATCCTAAGAAACCTAACTCTGTAAATGGTTGTTGATATCTAGCAGCTTGATTAGCGTAGTCAATATCAAGACCTCTTTGATCTTGCGTTTGTCGTAAGTTTGCGAAATCTAAAAGTGTTCCAATGTCAGTAAGACCCGCTCTTTGTACGTCAAATCCTAAGCCTGCTTGACCTGCACCCAGTTGACCTAATCCTAAACCAAACTGTCCAAACTGCCCTGCGATGTTACCTAATCCACCAGCAGAGGCAGATTGAGAAGCTAAATAATTTTGAAGTCCCTGACCAAAGGCTTGAGCTTGTGCCTGAGCTAAAGCACCGGCTCTATTTTTTTCTAGTTCAGCTCTTAATACACCTTCGCGTCCACCACCAAAAGTACCGGCTGCAACTGAGCCCGCTGCGGCTTCATTAGCAGCAATATCATAAGCACGATTAATTTCATCTCTAACAGCGTCTTGATAAGGATTGATAAAAGGCTGAATATCCTCCATCGTAGGAGCAGTTCTTAAACCTCGATAAATATCGGCGGCCTCTCCAAGAACATCTTGTCCAGTTCCAATAGAGGATACTCCTCCACCGATTGTTTCTTGTCCTGTTTGAACAAAAGGTTCAAAAGCTCCAATACCCTGTGTAAAAGCTTCTTCAGCAGCAGCATAACGTTCATCTAAGTCAGCTAATTTTTGCTCAGGAATACCCTGCACATCGCCAGCTCTTATGTCGTCTAAAAGCTGCTTAATGCTGTCTAAATAACCTAAATATTTACCTTGAATCTCTTCTTCCATGTTATGCCATACCTATACTTTGTTGTGATAACGTACCACCTTTTTCTAAATTTTTCATCATCTTATACATGTTTTTTGCTCCTTGCTTTCGCGATCCGCCGCCCGCGTTCCTCACAGCTTGAGCAGTCATTACGAATTCACCATCACTTAACATTGCAGGAATATCATCAGAGGTTCCTGTACCGGGACCCACGATTTCTCCAATACGTTTGGGATGTTCTTTTACTTTTCCATCGGGGTGTTCAATTCTTCGACCATTACCAGCAACACCACCGGTTACCTCACCGCCGTCCGCGGCTCTAAGAGGATTAGCATAAGGGAAAGTAAATCTTTCTCTCTCTGCTTCATCATACCCTGTTCCTGTATCTTCTTCAGGAGGATTAATAAATCTATCTGCTAAAGAAAGCCCTTGTAGTCCTGCGTATAGAGAGGGACCGTATTGATAAGTAAATCCTGCCTCTTTAGGCACACCCATGGCAGCTAATTGTGCATCAGTTAAATTAGGATTAAACAATTTAAATTTTTTATACTCGGGATTAATTGTTCTTTGACTAGGGTCAAAAGTAGCCATAAACTTATCACCTAGATTTTCAAAAAATCCTTTTTCAGGAGTGACATAATCAATGGGAGGTGTATTGACTTGAAAGTCAACTGGTTGAGAAGCAGTATAATTAATTGCTTGTGTACTTGAAGGTAAGTTGGACATGTTACCTGCAACATTTGAAGGCATGCTTTCAAAGTTTAATGCTTGACTTAAATTTGATGTATTAACTTGTGCAGGCGATCGCCCTAATCCTATAGATTCTAATTGCTCTCCAAAAGACTGACCAAATCTACCTCCACTAAGACTACTGGCAATTCCTGATGTAGCAGCTTGAAGTGCCATATTTTTTGCAATGTCAACTGGCTTCTGGCCAGCGGCTAAACCAATGCCAGCTCCTATTAATTGTTTTGTTATTGGTCCGCCAGGTAAAAAAGGTAATACAAAAGGAGCAATGGGAGCCACTGCTCTTGCAACACCTGTGACAGTGTCCTTGACATTTTGAAAGAAGTCACCGATCAGCGATCCGAGACCCATTTCATAAATCTGAGCGTACTCCTTTTGTTGCATTACTATTCATTATTCCTTTTTATTAGTTGCACCCATACCTAATCTAGGTGCAAAAATTGTGACATCTCTTTGAATATCTTCCTCTTTAGTATCTGTGTTAGGATCGGCGATATCGTTAGAAGCTGCTTCTTCGCTTTCATAAGTTGCGCCAGTCTTTTTGTGAGTAAGAACAGTTTCTGTTTTGCAACTGTATATAGGTACTTGTTCGCCATTTATTTCCTTGTGTCCAATAACTTTTGGTTCATCTACTATTTTTGTCATATTAACCTTTATTTTTACTATTGTTGTTGTTTAATTTCAAGCAAGGAAACTGTTACCATGGCCTTATTTGCGGCGTTAGCTGTTACTTTTAAGGAGTCTCCTGCTTCAAAAACCTTTACATCCTGTCTTGTTGTTGTATCTGTAGCGCTTACATCAACCTCGTCTACTTCAAAGTCAGCAGAACCGTTATTATGTGTCAAAGTCACAGTAACTGTGTCTGAGGCATGATAATTGTGAACAGATAAACTTTTTACCACAAACGTTGACACTGGCACAGGAGGAGAAGCTGCAACGTCAGCCGTGGGCACCGTAAATACAGTGGTTAATCCTGTGGACGTTAAATTTGATATGAATCTTTTAAATACGTCAGCCATTATCCCAAAAAAAACGTCCTTCTCGTTTGTTCATCAGAGTTATCTTGCTGATATGAAAAATTTAACTGTAATATTAATTGTTCTAATTGTCTGATTAATTCAGCAAAAGATCTCGGATCATAATTATTTGGCGGATCAGGAAATCTTGTTTGAGCTATTTTTGCCATTATCTACCTCCATCAGGAAAAGCATCGATTGTAAATGTTCCCATTTTAAAATTACCATTAGCAACGTTTGATTCTATTTTAAAATTAGCTTGTCTTCCTCTACCTCTAATGTCTTTTTTCGTATCTGT